TTCTGTGATTCCAACGCCCTATTGAGTTGGCTAAGGGCGAGAATCGGAACATCTAGTTCCATACTTGTTTGCTTGAGGACCCTCGAAATGTGAGAAACTTCTTGGACTCGCGAGTCATGCCCAGGTGCAGAGAGGAGTTGCAAGTAATCGATTACCGCGAGTCCGACTTGACCTTGGATAACCTCTTGAGCAAGAAAGGCGCGGAACGAATCAACGGTAGAGGCAGAATCGTCCTTGAAAGTAATTGGCCACCCTCTCATTCGATTCTTTGACTCTTCGAGTTTTTTCCTATCTTCATTTGTGAGATCACCCTTCTGCCTTGGACGGGCAACTCCACAATCGTGGGAGAGTAATCGTCCACTACACTCTGCCGCTCCCATTTCCAACGATGCATACGCTACCCGCAATCCTTTCTGTGCAATACCGTGAGAAAGCTGAACCGCGAAGGCTGACTTCCCTACTCCTGGACGAGCCGCCATGACATACAACGCACCTGGTCGGAATCCACCGCCAAGAATGAGGTCGAGTTTGTTGAATCCCGTACTTACTGCTGACGAATCTCCCGCATCGATGTTGAGAAATTCTGCATATGCTTCGTTAGCCGCAGTTCCCACCTTCACCTGTCCTCGTCCCTTAACTAATGCTTTGGCTACTCTCGTATTGAATCCACCAGCGATTTCCTCCGCACTCTTTCCTCGTTTGACTTCGTCCTGTGCTTCCAGGATTGCACGGTCCACACTTCTGAGGTTCCGTGCTTCAACGAGTATATCGATGTATCGATCAATAGAACCACCACCATATGCGTTGGCGATTTCCATCGCATCGGATGCATCTTCGGGTGAGTGAATCGCAACATCGATTTCATTCATTGGAGAATATTGAATTACGAGATCGAATATTCTCGTATGTACCGGTGTTACGAAATCCTCAGAGACTAATTGTTCAATCGCTTTGGATGCCGAGCTACCCGATTCATCTCGAAGACAGGCAGAAATTACTGCTTTTTCTGCTATGTGGAAATCCATCAGATGACTTTCTCGATGATCGGGGTTGTATTCCTCGCACCTGGAAACTTATCCGCCAACCAAGACCGACAAGCATTCCGATAAGTCGCATTCCAATCAGCATAGGTATGTCCCTTGGATACCGCCCAATCTTTGAACGCAGATACCGCCCTATCGTGGTCGAGTCCAGCCGCCTCAGAAATCTCACGGGGTGGATCGAAATCTTCGGGCAATGGATGCTTCGTTTTTTTCTTCTTAGATTTTGGGGATTCCGTTCCTCGTTTTGTGGCAACCCGACTATAGTTAGGAGTTAATTTATAATTAACGACTACTTCGTGCATGCGCGAGGGATGCCCCAAATACTCCACCAGGAGTGGAGTAATGGTGGAAACGGCATTAGTCCCAAAAGTATCACAATACTCTTTTAAAGTATCACTTATCCACTTAGGAATCTTGAGTCTAAGCTCTACTTTTTCGAGGTCTTTTTCGTTCATGTGTGTCCTCCAAACATGGCACAAACTATCGAAATCAAGAGCCATAAAAAGCCCATGATTGAGGCCATAAAACAGAACCCATAGATCAACATATCGGGTAGTCTCATTGTGCTAAATGATGCCTCAAAATGAGTATCGCATCGGCTGTTTTAAGGGTTACTTTTGCGGACGGAAAGAACTGTTTAGCGTGGTTTGCTAGTACTCTTTTCCGTTTATCTCCTGACAATCCTTTGAGGCCACCAAGTCCTTTCTGCCATTCTTGTGGGCGGACCAAGGTAAACGGTATCCCCAAAGCACGGAGGCAACCCTCCAGGAAACCACATGATTTCCCAAGCTTAAAACCTACCGAGCTAGGTATATTCCTACCAGCAAAGGGCGGAACCAACTCAACTACTGCCTCGATACTCGTCACATCAGGATGGTCCTTTAAGTCCTGTATATGCTCAACGAACTCAAAGTCCTCACCTAAGTTATGCAGATCAATCTGACCTTTGCCCCACGCAATGGCATAGCCCCCATTCTTTCCGGGGTCTATGCCTATGGTAAGCTTCATTCCTCACCTCCTTGGCAACAATCTTCCTCGAAGTGAATGCACACATCGGGGTTAGCTACACAATCCAAGTTCTCACCCTTTAAGTGAGCCACTATTTGCACGCATACACATTGCAGTACATGCACCGCATGGATCAAATTATCATCTCCACCTTTAATCTTACCCAGCGCATCCGCTGAGTTAGCCAATGCTTTTTCCATTCTTTCAATGTTCATTCTTTGCCAATCTCCTTTTCTTAATTTTTTCGTTATGTTCTTTAACTCGCACCGTGTTGTACTGCTTCATAGCTCTCGCCATATCCGAGATCTCGTACATCCGTCTGTTCCCAACAAACTGACACTCCACCTTGTACGAATTGAGAATCGAGTAGATAAAGTTACGACTGACACCAAAGTGTTCAGCGCATCCTTTTATGGTTAATCGATTACTCTTTATATTAATCTTGGACTCAGTATCTATCTGTGTGACTTCGTCCGAATAACCTGGAAATACACCACTATCGACACATCGTTTCCAAATCTTACAAGCCTTGTACATGTTGTAGGTTTGCCTCTCGATTTCCTCCGCACTTACCTTATAAGCGGCAGTTACATAGGGAGCCTTTTTCTCAACTGCTAGGAAGATAAAAGTATTTGGCCTCTCGCCCGCTAACTTTAATCCTTCTAAGTAATACGCTACTTGGAAATGGTATCCGTATTGCCTTACACTCTTTGCAAAACCACGCTCACTAGCATCCAGCGTACTCTTTAAGTCAATCACCACACCCGCGCCGGGCGAATAAATGTCAGGACGAACCTTGCACTTTACTCCCTCGCACTCAAAGTATCCCGTACCTTCGATGATCGTTTCCGTTCTGCTCAAATGTTCTTTGAGGATCGGATGTTCCAATGCAGAAGCCGCCATCTCCGTCACCATCTGATAATCAGATCGGTTTAACCAGGTAACATGGGGTTCCTCATCTTGCATTTCTGCGAAGATTTCCTTGTAGTGATTAGTCAAAGGAGATTTCCCATCGATCTGCTCAGGCTTAATATCGAAATCTGTCTCAAACCTAGCGGGTTCTAGCGTAGCAGTATGGAACGCATCTCCAATGATCAATGCGGGAGTAGCCTCACCTGGATTATCCCGATCATACTTAACCTTTTGCGGACATTCTTTAAGAAGGGACCACGCGGTCGAACGAGATAACTCGTCCGACCCGTGGTATTGATTGTTCGGTATGTCTAGTATTAACATACGACTGATTCCTTCTTTAAAATAGGATACTCGTCCTCGATACCTTCCAACATCGCCCGAATCTCAGGATCGCATTCACGCCATTCCTTAATCTTCCGTACCGCGTGGGTGACATTGGAGTGATCACGCTTAAAGCGTTTGCCGACCTCCTGGTGGGTATTACCTACGCAGTAGCTATAGAACATTGCGATCTGCCGAGCTAACGCGATACGCTTTAAACGGCATCGCGAGTTCAACTGATATAGACTTACTCCCATATACTCGGAGATTACTTTCTTTATCGTTCCAATAGTCATCAGAATGGTTCCTCCTCGTTCCCAGCTTCTTCTTGTACCGGTTCTTGTACAGGTGCGGGTGCGGGTGCGTCACCAAAGGGGTCTCCACCATCGAACAACGCAGATAGGTTTACCTTTGTTGCTTTCACCGCATCATTGATCTCATCCGATCTTTTCTTGGGTGGCTTTGGGGTCATCGCATAACGAGTATCCAGCTTCTCACCACTCTTCGTAATCGTTAGATCAAACTTCCGTGGGTCACCCCAATCCTCGGTATCGTTAGCCAATGCCATCAACTCGCCCTTCAGACCAGCCTGTGTGAGTTCTAAGATTTGAATCTTCGACTCTTTATAATTCCATACGAGCATCGCAAAGAACTCCTTGGGTCTATCCTCGAATGACATCGGTGCATCTGCCCCAATTCTCCACCTGTGCGGCTGGCGTTTACCCTCTGCATTTTCGGACCAACCAAGCATACCTTGGATGAATCCCCCATCATCACCACTCCCGACTATGCGGAACTGATTCGCTCCAGGTTGTAGTTTCATGTAACTACCACCCGAATCTGCGTTTGATTTAATTTCTGTAATTCCGTCTAAGAATCCCATAGTATTATTTTTCTCCTTGTTTTGTGTTTTTATGTGTGTTTATGTGTTGGCACTATGCCAAGAAAAGAAAACTTAACCCAACCTGTTAACATTAGATACTCTAGGTATGTCCGTGATCGCGTGAAAGAGATCGCTGGAGATACAGGACTCATGCAAGCACAGGTTTTTGATTATGTATTAGCTGGTGCCTTAAAGGCATTGGAAGGCGAAGAAGGACTTCAGTTACCTGTTCGCTTGAAAGTAGACCGATAAGGTCTTCGACTACCTCGCTAATTGGTAGTACCACAGGTGCTACTGCGTAAATTTCTATGTCTGCGCTTCCATCCTTATGTATGAATTTCGCACCTTTATTGTTAATTGTTGTAGTCATAAGTGTATTTTTGTAGCTTTGTAAGCTATACTAATTTGGTAAAGTTATAAGGGTTTACTCTTAGCTTAGAAGCTAGGTGCGATAGTGGGATTGCCTGAGTATATCCTACTCGTCATTTCCACACTCGAATGGCC